CGGACACCCCTTCGCCACCCACCGCCGCACGCCACGCGCCGAGATGCCGAGCTCAGACGCCAGCTCCGCCGTGCTCAGCCGCCCGCCGCCCCGCCCACTCCCAATAGGACGCCCATTTTCTCGCGGGAGAGTGATGGCGAAATCTGGGCGTCCTATTGGGAGTGGGCGGGGCGGCGGGCGGCTGAGCACGGCGGAGCTGGCGTCTGAGCTCGGCATCTCGGCGCGTGGCGTGCGGCGGTGGGTGGCGAAGGGGTGTCCGTGCACGCGGGGGCGAACCAAGCGCGGGGGCCGAGCTCCGTATCTCTTCGATCTGGCCGCTGTGAGGCTCTGGATGGTGTCTGAGGGGATTGCGCCCCGTCACGCCCCCGCGTCCGCGAGCGCGGACGTAGAGGTCCTCCCACCCGGGCCCCCGAGCCTGCCCCCAGTCGCCGGCGCCGACGCTGACGAGGCCCAGTCCGGCCCGCTCGGCTACGAGGGAATGGTCACCCGCCAGCGCATCGCCGAGCGTCGCGCGTTTGCCCATTGGGTCGCGGCCGTCCGCACCGGCCAGGAGCCCGCCCACATCGCCGCCCTGGCCCGCGTCTACATCGAGCAGGCCGAACAGCTCCGCAAAATTGAGAAGGACCTCTCGACCGTCCGCGGCTCGCGCGACGGCTGGCTCCCGGCGGACCAGGTCGCCGCCGCCTTCGAGCGCATGGCCACCGAGATACGCGGCGCGCTCCTCGATCTCCCCCACACCCTCACCCCGCGCCTCGCCGGTCAGCCGAAGGGCAAGATCAAGACCGCCCTCGACCGCGCCATCCACCGCATCCTCACGCGCCTCGCCAACCCCGCCGGCGTCGAGGAGACCGCATGAGCGCCGACACCCTCGCCGTTCTCGACGCCCGCTGGCGCAAGGCCATCGAGCCGCCCCCGCCCCTCACCGTCGTCGAGTGGGCCGCCCAGGTTCTCGAGCCAGCCCATGTCAAGACACCCTACGACGAGCCCTACGACTCCACCGCTACGCCCTACTGCGCCGAGCCCATGGAGGCGTTCTGCGACCCCGACATCGAGATCATCGACCTCTGTTTCGGCGCGCAGACGGGCAAAACCGCCCTCATGCGCACCTGCCTCTGCTACGCCATCGACCGCGACCCCGGCCCCACCCTATGGGTCACCGACACCGAGCCCAACGCCCGGTCATTCAGCCGCCAGCGCCTCCATCCCATCTTCGATGGCACACCCGCCCTCGCGCGCCACAAGCCCGACGACTCCGACCTCTACGCCATCCTGGAGATGTCGTTCGACAGCATGGTCCTCGCGATGGTCGGCTCGAACTCCCCCGGCAACCTCGCCTCCCGACCCATCCGCTACCTGATCGCCGACGAGATCGACAAGTACCCGCCCGAGACCCGGCGCGAGGGGAGCAGCCTCCATCTGGCCATGCGCCGCACCGTGCACTTCTGGAACCGCTGCATCCTCCGGAGCAGCACCCCGTCCCTCGCCGACGGCATGATATGGCTCGGCCTGCTCGGCGGCGATTGGCGGCAGTACTGGGTACCGTGCCCACGCTGTAACGCCATGCAGGTTCTGACGTTCCCGAACATCCGCAAGCCGGAGGGCCTGCGCGACGCCGACGCCATCAAGGCCGAGGCCTGGTATGAGTGCGAGCACTGCGAGACGCGCATCCGCGACGCCGACAAGCCCGCCATGCTCGCCGCCGGCGAGTGGAGACCGCGCGCCGATCCCGTCCAGCAGTATGACTGGACCCCGCCCCCGCCGGGCGGATCGCACCGCTCCTACCACCTTCCGGGCTGGTATAGCCCCTGGCGCGGGTTCGGCGAGGTCCTGGCCGCCTTCACCGCCGCCGCGCATCAGCCCATGGTCCTGCGCGAGGTCATCAACTCCGACCTCGCCGAGCCGTGGGAGGAGCGGGGCGAGACCCGCACCGAGGACCAGGTGCTCGCCCACCGGGGCGACTACCCCGAGGGCACGTTCCCGTCCGACGCCGCCCCGGTCGGCATCTTCATCAGCGTCGACGCGCAGCGCGACTCGCTCGTCTACGTCGTGCGCGCCTGGGGCGTGCACGAGTCGTCGTGGCAGCTCAGCTACGGCGTCCTGCCCCCCGCCCTCTCGTCCCTCGTGCCACTCGCCGCGCGCACCTACGGCGGCCGGCCCGCCCAGGTCGGCGCCATCGACTCGGGCGACGGCACGCGCACGGCCGAGATCTACGAGTTCTGCCGCACCCATCCGGGCTGGGTGCCGCTCAAGGGGATCGAGGGCCAGGCCGCGCCGGTCTCCTGGTCCATGCTGGACCGCATGCCGGACGGCACGCCGATCCCCGGCGGCATCCGGCTCCTGCGCGTGGCCACGAACCATTTCCGCAGCGCGCTCTACGCCCGCCTGGCCATCGCCGAGGGCGACCCCGGCTACTGGGCGCTCCACGCCGACGCCGACATGGACTACGCGAAGCAGCTCGTCGCCTACGTGCTCATCGAGCGGCAGGACCGCCTCGGCCGCCTCCACCGCGAGTGGAAGCAGGTGAGGCGCGCCGATCATTACCTGGATTGCGAGACGTACCAGCTCGCAATGGCCTACGCCTACGGCATTCGGTTCGCGCCCGACCCGGGCGAGGCGGCCGCGCCGCCGGCGCCCCCGCCGCCGGACGCCGCTGGGAAGGAGAGCGCATGGCGCGCCACGCGTCTGAAGGTCTGATGCTCCCATACTGAAGGAGACGAACGATGGGCCTATTAAAATGGATACGCAACATCGGGAATCCGCCCGCATCGGGGCGCTGCCGCGTCTGTGGGCTTCACGACACAACCGCGAATATGCGGTCGTGGCAGGAAGGTGACGGTTGGGAAGACCCGCGCGTCTGGGTGCATCAGCACCAGGGCAGTTGTCCGGCGACCCGGATTGAAGCGGTGCCGTGCGCGACCTGCAACGGAACCGGCAAAAGGTTCCAGGGCGGCGCACAGGCATACTGGGCCTGCCAGAGGTGTCGTGGTACGGGCAAGCGTGAGGTCGTGCGGCCAGCCTGATATAGGCAATCACACTTCCAGCGCGATGAGCATGAAGGAAGGCGACCCGTGGCAGGACAGCCGTCTAAAGGTCTGAGGCTCCCGGCCGCCGGCCGGCTGCGCGTCGGCCCCAGCGCCCCGAGCGCCCCGCCCCCCGGCGACGCCCGATCGCGTCGGGAGGAGCGTCTGGACCGCGCGCAGAAGTTGGAGGCATCGGCCGGGCTGGCGCGCGCCCTGGCCGCCTGGCAGTGCCCCGGCTGCGACTGTCCCGACCCCGACATCTACTCGACCACCGGCCGCATCCGCCACGTCCGGTGCCGTTCTTGCGGCGCAAATGGGAAAATAACCGCACCCGCCCGTCCGCAGTCGTAACCCCGCGCCGCCCCCCGCCTTACGCCGCGCCCGCGCCCACCCCCGCAGGAACCAATATACCAGCCTTGTATCTGGTATCTACCCTATTGACACCCTCGGGCCTCCGGCCCTACCGTATCTGGTGTGTTCAGAACACGCACAGGACGCCCCCGTATGCGCAGGGAGTGAGCAGGTGACGGCAGCCCAGATAGAGGCGCGCCTCGTCAAGGTCCGCGCCGCCATCGACTGGATTCTGGACGGCAACGTCCAGTCCCGCTCGATCGCGGGCCGCTCCCTCACCACCCTCCCCCTCGCCGAGCTGCGCACCATGGAGAAGGACCTGGAGGCCGAGCTCGCCCGCACCCAGGCCGGCGGTGTCGGCGGCGTCGTCATCCGGTTCGGGAGGCCGAGCTGATGGGCATGCGCGTCAACACCGTCGAGGCCGCCCACCGCCACCGGCCCGGTCTGCTCGACCGCGTTGTCAGCGCCGTCTCGCCCGGCTGGGCCGCCCGCCGCGCAGCCTCCCGCCTCGCCCTCGACGTGGCCGAACAGCGCCGCGTCGCCCTCGCCGTCTACGAAGCGGCCGAGAAGAACCGGGGCACCGACGACTGGACGACCCGCTACTGGGCCTCCGACGCGATCGCGCGCAGCGACTACCCCACGATGCTCGCGCGCGCCAGCGCCGCCGTCCGCGACGACTGGGCGGGCAAGAGCCTCTGGCTTGCCTTCATCCGCCACACCGTGGGCGCCGGCATCACCTTCCGCTCGGCCGCCCGCGACCCCGAGGGGCAGAGGCTCCCGCTCGACGCCTACAACGACGCCCGCGACGAGATGTGGGAGGAATGGGCCACCACGCCGGCGCTTTGCGACGTGGAGGGCGACCAAACCTTCGTCGACATGCAGGCATTGGCCGCCGGCGAGCGGGTACGTGCCGGCCAGGCGTTCTGGGTGCTCGACTACGAGCCGAGCCCGGACAACGTCGGCCTGCGCGTCCAGATCGTGGAGCCCGAGCAGCTCGACTGGTCCCTCTCGCAGGACTCCACCACGGGGGACCAGGTGCTCTACGGCGTCGAGCGCAACGGGCGCGGGCGCCGCACCGCCATCCACGTGTTCCTCGAGGACCACCCGCTCGACCGCTGGGCCCCGGGGGGCTCGGAGCGGATCCCCGCCGACCGCGTACTCCACTACTTCCGCAAAGAGCGCCCGCGCCAGGGCATCGGCACCACCTGCCTCTCCGCCTCCCTGCGCACGATGTGGCACCGGAAGATGTACGAGGAGTACACCCTCCTGCGCGCCCGCTTCGAGGCGATCGGCGGCGCCGCCCTCACCGGCCCAGGCTCCAGCGGCCCGTTCCCGCTCGGCCCCGGGCTCACCGGCGACCCGGCAGATACGACGCAGGCCGAGGACGCGAGCGGCAACAACCAGTTCACCCTCGAACCCAATTTCATGTGGGACATGCGCGGCACGGACGCCGAGGTCTCCTTCCACGACCCCAAGACGCCCGGCGGCCAGCACGTGCCCTACAGCAAGCAGAACATCTCGAACGCCGCCGCCGGCGCCGGCATGGACTATCCCGTGACGAGCCGGGACTTCTCGGGCAACACCTACTACGGGCAGCGCCAGGGCGTCTACGAGATGGGGATGGAGGTCGGCCCCGAGCAGGAGCGCATGATCGCGCAACTCCTGCGCCCGGTCTACACGCTCTGGACCCGCCTCGCCATCCTCGAGGGCCGCCTGCCCGCCGTGAATTGGGCGCTCTCGGCCGCATGGCAGCGCGCCTACCTCGCCCACGACGTGCAGCCCCAGGAGCGCTTCGTGCTCGATCCGGCGAAACAGGCCGCCGCCGACAAGCTCGACCTCGAGTACCTGCTCACCACGCGCCAGGAAATCGCGAACCGGCGCGGGAAGAATCACCGCCAGGTCATCCGCCAGGCCGCCGACGAGCGGACGTTCGCCGCCGCCGAGGGCGTCCCTGTCCCCGAGGACGTCGGCCGCGCCCCCGTCGATCCGCGCGAGCCGCGCATCGACAAGGAACGGCCGGCCGACCCCGCCCTGGCCGACTCCGCCACCGACCCCGTCGCCCGAGCCGCAGGAGAGAGCGCATGAGCCGCCCACGCATAGCACTGTCCGCCATCGCCGAGGGCGACCCCATCACGCTGCAGGGCGCTCTCGCAGTGCCCGGGCGCACGCTCCGTGTCGACCACACCACCGGCATCGTCTACGGCGTCAGCGTCATGGCCGCGGGCGGGGCGGCGGGCTGGAACTTCGACGTGGACCGCGTCACGCTCGACCAGGCCATGCACCACATCAACGCGATGCCCGACGGGCTGAAGGTGCACCTAACCCACGACGGCACGGACCCAGCCCTGCGGCGCGAGAAACACATCGACCCCATCACCGTATTGGTCGGTCGGTTGCGCAACGCCCGCGTGGAGGGGGAGCAGACCCTGGCCGACCTGCACATCGGTCCGTACGCCGCATTCAGCCCGCAGGGCGACATGCGGGCGTTCCTGCTCCACCTGGCCGAGACCGACCCCACGGCCGCCGGTCTGTCCCTCGTGTACGACCCGGCCGAAACCATGAACCGCATCCGCACTCTCGTCTCGTGCGACATCGTCGGAGATCCCGCGGCCAACCCCCGTGGTCTCCTGTCCCGAGGTCCCCAGGAAGGGAAACCAGCCATGTCCGCAAAACTCAGGCAGTATCTCGTCACGCTCGGCATGCCCGCCACGTTCACCGACGGTGAGGCGCGCGTGTTCATGTCCAAGAAGCTCACGGTCGAGCAGGCCGCCCAGGCCGTCACGCTCGCCGAGGGCGATGCCCCGGCCGAAGGCGAGGAAGCTCCGCCCGCCGGCGGGGACGCCGACTTGACCCCCGAGGAGTCGGAGGCCGAGGATGTCTTCGTCGCCCGTTTCGTCGGCAGCCCGGAGATGCAGGCGAAATACCCGGACGGCGCCGAGCGCACCCGCAAGGCCAAGGAAATATTCGGCGCGACGCAGCAGCCCGCCGAGGAGGCCAACGCCGCCGTTCAGGAGGCCGAGGCCATGGAGGCCATGGCCCCCGTCCTCTCCACCAAGATCACGCCCGCCGACCGCGTGAAGCTCGAGCGGCAGACGCTCGCGGCGGACAAGACGCGCCGGGACGGCATCGTGGCGCTCTGCGCCCCGCAGAACCTGCCCTCCGAATACGTCCAGGGGCTCTGCGACCGGGGCATCTCGGTCGCCCAGGCCCACGAACTCGTGGAGCTCGCCAAGACCATGAAGCCGATCGCGATGGGCCGTGCCCGCATCCAGGTCGGGGAAGACACCGGCCGTGTCACCCTCGCCGCCGGCATGCGGGACGCCATCCTGCTCCGGAGCGGCGCCGCCCCGAAGACCCCCCACGACCGGGCCCGGGAGTTCCGGGGCATGACTGTCCTGGAGATGGGCCGACGGTGGATGGAGGCGAACGGCATGAACGTCGTCGGCCTCTCCCGCATGAAGCTCGCCGCCCTGCTCCTGAACCGCCGCCGCCGCTTCGACAAGTTCGGGGCGGTCGCCCTCGCCATGGGCACGAGTGACTTCGACGCCATCCTGCGCGACGCCCAGGGCAAGAAACTCCTGGACTCCTACCGCCTGGCCGAGACGACCTGGCAGGAGTGGGCGAGCCGCGACACGGCCACCGACTTCAAGACGCAGCGCCGCGTCCGCCTCTCCAGCGCGCCGGGCCTGCTGGAGAAAAAGGAGGGCGCCGAGTACAAGTTCGGGGCCTTCAGCGAGGGCGAGGAGACGTTTGTGCTGGCCACCTACGGCCGGCGGGTCTCGTTCACCCGCGAGATGATGATCAACGACGACCTCTCCGCCTTCAACCGCGTGACGCAGCAGATGGGCGCGAAGGCAAAATATATGGAGGACGTCCTCGCCTACGCCATCCTCACGGCGAACGCCGCCCTCTCCGACGGGGTCGCCCTGTTCAACGCCAGCCACTCCAACGTCGGCACGGGCGTCCTGAGCGTCGCGAGCCTGACGGCCATGGACGCCGCGATGGGCATCCAGAAGGACCTGGACGACTCGACGCTCATCCAGATCGAGCCGCGCAAACTCATCGTGCCGTGGGCGCTCCGGATCCCGGCCATCGAACTCATCAGCTCGAAGGTCGACCCGGCGAAGTCGAACGACACGCCCAACCCGTTCAACAACACCCTCCAGATCGTGGCGAGCCGGCACCTGGACGCCACGAGCACGCTCCAGTGGTACGGCGCGGCCGACCCCTCGATGGTCGACACTGTGCTCGTGTCCTTCCTGGAAGACGAGCAGGAGCCCGTGACCGAGGATGACGTCGATTTCAAGACCGACGACCTCCACATGAAAGTCCGTCACCAGTGCGTGGCGAAGGCGATCGACCACCGCGGCCTCTACCGTTCGACGGGCGCCGCGTAAGCACACAGCGAGCGGATAGGGGACCGGGCTGAAGGCCCGGCCCCCGCGCCGCCGCCAGGGCGCCGCTCACCACTTGCCAGAGACGAAAGGGATAGACCATGTCGACCAACCAAGTCCAGGACGGAAAGGTGCTCAGCACCGCCAACGACACCGGCGCGCTCGTCGCCGCCGGCGCCGTGCTCATCGCCGGCGCGGGAATCCGCGTCTGCGTCAACGACATCGCCGACGGCGCGAGCGGCCCGGCCTACGCCGAGGGCGTCCACACCCTCGCGGCCAAGAGCGCCGACACGTGGGACGACGGTGACGTCCTCTACTGGAACGAGACCAACAGCAACCTCACGACCACGGCCGGCGCAAACGTGCAGGCCGGCCACGGCGCGGGCGACAAGGCCGCGCTGGCCACCACGGCCAACGTGAAGCTCCAGCCCGGCGCGACGGACTACACCGCCGGCGGCAGCGGCTCGGGCAGCTAAGGGGCGACCAGCCCCTTCCCGCGCGGCGCGTGCGTGGCCGGACGCCTACCCAGGCCCGTCCGGCCACGCCGCTCCGCTGACAGAACCAGATCGGCCTGGGCACGAGAGAGCGCATGGGTCTGGACGACTCCCATCTGGCCACGGCCTGGCTCCCCGGCGAGTCCGAGACGGTTACCTACCGGCCCGCCGGCGTCAGTGCCAACGACCGCAGTATCTCGGCCGTCGTCGACCGCAACCCGGTCGCGCCGGTCGCGGACACTCCCGGCCACCTGCGCCCGAATCTGATTGTGCACGTCCTGAACTCCGCCACCACCGGCATCAGCGCCGGCGAACTGGACTGCGGCACGGACATCCTGCTGCTCGCCGCACGCGTCGGGGGCGCGGCCGAGGAGATGCGCATCGCGCGCCCCATCGAGCAGGACGCAGGCATGCTCGCCCTGGAGGTGCGCTGATGCCACAGACCGACAGCCTCATCGAGACCGTCGTGGACGCGCAGGACCTGGCCGAGTTGGACCGGGTCCTCGGCGGGTCGGAGAACCTCATCAACCGTATCCTGCGCAACGCCCTCAACCGAGGCGTGAGCCGTATGCGGACCGTCGCCACCCGCCTGGCGGCCAAGGACACCGGCCTCAAGAGCAGAACGGTCCGCAAGCGCATGAAGATGCGCCGCGCCAGCGCGCGCCGGCTCACGGCCAGCCTCTATGTCAGCGGCCGCGGATTCCCGGCCATCCGGTTCGACGTGGTGCAGACCGAGGTGGGCGTCGTTGTGCGTCTGCGCCGCAAAACCACTATCGCCCACGCATTCCGCGCGATGACGAGGCGCGGGTATGAGGGCGTCTTCCGCCGGCGTGGCAAGGCCCGCCTGCCCATCGGCGAGGAATACGTCGAGGGCCCCGCCCGCGTCCTCCGCCGCCTCGCGAAATCTAAACACGTCCTCGACGAGGGCGCCGCCACGATGCGCAAGCGCATCCCCCACGAACTCGACCGCGTCCTGGATCGCCAGAAGGCCCGCGCGGCTGCCGCAGAGGCGGGGGGATAGCCCATGGCCACCGACATCCTGGAGCAGATAGCGCAGGCCGTTCTCGCGCGCCTCGAGACGCTCATCGGCGGCACGCCGACCGTCGTCGCCGTCGAGCGCCCCCTGCGGCAGGGCATGCCCAGCGCGCCGCGCGACAACCTGCTCATCCTGCGCCAGGACGTGCCCACGCTCGACGACGACGGCCCGCACGGATTCAGCCAGTGGCTCCAGCCGTTCGTCGTCGACTGCTACGCCGTCCCGTCGGACGCGAGCACCACGGCCGTCGATACGCAGCTCAACGCCATGCGCGCCGCCGTCGAGCAGTGCCTGCGCGCGCAGCCCACGCTCGGTGGCCTGGCCCTCGACCTGAGAATCAGCGAGCCCGAGATGTTCATGGAAACGACGGGCGCGTTCGAGGGCGTCGGCGTCGTCGCCGATGTTCTCTACCGCACACTCGAAGACAACCCCTATTCGCAGGGAGGCTAACCCATGGCCCCGCTACTGGACCGCGTCCGCGTGCTCGCCGCCAAAACCGAGACGACCCCCGGCACCGCCGAGAGCCTCCTGGCCGCCCAGGCCGCTTTCAACGTGTTCGACGCTCGCATACAGCCCACCGCCGAGATGGACGACCGGCCGCAGCAGGCGTCGTTCCAGCACCTGGCCAGCGCCGTCGGACTCCAGAGCGGCCAGATCACGTTCGAGATGGAGATATACGCCGGCGCCGCCCAGCCGCTCTGGGCGAGCACCTTCCTGCCCGGCTGCGGGCTGGGCGCAACAGGCTCGGCCTACGCGCTCGACATCCTGCCGCCCGAGGCCGCCGGCACGACGTGCAAGACGCTCACCGTCGGCATGTTCGAGAACGGCGTCTTCAAGAGCATCTGCGGCGCCATGGGCAACGCGGAGTTCAAGTTCGTCGCGGGCAAGATCGCGCGCATCGCCTTCACGTTCCTGGGCAAATGGGTTGCCCCGAGCGACGTGCCCATCCTCGCGCCCACCTACCCGCCCGACAGCCCCCTGCGCTTCCAGTCTTCGAGCCTGCTGCTGGGCTCGTGGTCGCCGGTCGTGCAGGAACTCACGCTCAACACCGGCAACGAGCTCTACCTGCGCGAGGACTCGTCCAAGGCGACGGGCCTCGCCTCGACGGTCATCACCGACCGGCGCGTCACGGGCTCGTTCAACCCCGAGGCGACGCTCGTCGCCACCAACGACATCTACGGCGACTGGCTCGCCGGCACGGAGGCCGCCTTGTCGTTCGGCTTGAGCGAGTCGGGCGGGGACGCCGCCACGTTCGCGGCCGGCGACTGCCAGCATCTGAGCCCCCAGGAGGCGGAGCGCAGCGGGCTCTCGGTCGACCAGGTGGGCTTCGCGCTCAACGACGACGACCTCACCCTCACGCTCGTGCCGGACGGCGACTCGGGCAGCGGATCGTAACGGCATCAATCACCGACCATGAACTGTCGTAGGAGGAGATCAGCCATGCTGGCGCTGGATCCCAACGAGACATTCGAGGTGCGGCTCGAGACGGACGCCGACGCGGCGTTTGTCTTCCGCTACATGACCGTCCGCGAGCTGCGCGCCTACCGGCGTTTCGGCGAGGAACGCGCCGCCCTGGAGGCCATGACGGCCGACCAGGTCGAGGACGGGCTCCTGGACCGCCTGACGGGTCGCCTGCACAACGTGCGGGGCGTGGCCGTGGACGGGCTGGGCGAGACGGCGCCGATCCGGGAACTGCTGCTGGGAAGTTGCACGGTCGGCGAGCTGTGGGAGCTCTACTACGCCGCGCAGCGGCAGAGCCGACTCACCCCCGCTGAAAAAAACGGCTCCGGGTCGTCGTCGCCTGTCAGCACGGAGCCGTGTGCGGCTCCGGGCGATGCCGGCCCGGACACTGCACCGACGCCCCCGGCGCAATAGAGCCGGCCCTCTTCGACTGCCCGGCCTGCGACGCCGAGGGTTGCGAGGAGTGCGGCGGGAGCGGGCGCCTCCGCCTGGCGGAGTGCCCGCTCGAGTATGCGCCGGGCGATATATGGGAGGCCGTCGAGATGGCGCAGATGGCAGAGAACGGCATCCTCCCCCTGGCCGGCGGGATGCTGGACCAGACGGCGAAGTTCGTGGACGCCGCGCGGTTTGTCTGGAGCGAAACCGCCCACTGGCGGGCGGAGGCGATGGAGAGGGACCTACGGAACGTCTGACAACGACAACGGCGGTCTCGCGCAGAGGCGTCCGCCGTACGGCGGACAGAGAAAGGCAAGGACACAGATGGGGAAGAAGAACACGCAGGAGACGGGAGAGAGACAGCAGCCGGCCCCCGAGGCGACCGAGCCAAAGACGGAAGAGGCCGCGCCTGAGACAGCAGAGGCCATCGTGCTCGCCACGCTCCTCTGTCCGGATTGCAGATCGCTGCTCGCCAACGGCCGGGGCGGCACACTCTCGTGCGTCGGTGGCATGCCCGGCTGCCGCTACGCCGGCCGCACGTTCAGAACCGCCGAGCTGACGGTGACGCTGGAACTCGTGCCGTGACTGCCGTGACTCAGCACTCAGCACTGGAGCCGTAGGGATGGCCAAACAAGACCTCACCCTCCACCTGAAGGCCCGCGACTCGGCGAGCGCGAAGATCAAGGGCCTGAACCAGCAGGCCCGCAAGCTGGCCATGGACGTCGTCGGCCCGTTCCTGGCCGTGGGCGCCGCCATTAGCATGGCCTCCAAGGCGGGCGCGGCCGCCGTCATGCTCTCGGCCGCCAACGGCCAGCGCGCCGCCGCCATGCAGGAGCGGTCGGCAACCGGCATGCTCGAGGCCCAGATCAAGGTCAACGAGGCCCTCAGCGAGTTCGGCGGCGCCATCCCCGTCATCGGTGAGTCGATCAAAAAAGCCATGCTCTCCTGGGCGGACAACGAGGGCATCAAGCGCGCCATCCAGAACATCAAGGAGATAGAGGCCGCCACCAAAAAATACCACGAGATGAACGTCAAGATGGCGCAGGAGTCCGCCCTGGCGCGGGCGCGGGTCGCGGGGGCCAGCGCTGCCGACATCGCCGCCATGCGCGAGGGCTGGCGCAAGGACCAGACCGAGAAGGATATCGAGGCAGTCAGGGAGACGGAGGCCAAGGCGCTCAAGGATGCTCAGGCCGCCGCCATCCAGCTCGGCCGCGCCCGCCAGTCGGCGTCCAGCGACGTGGGCACGGCGGAATTTGGGGTCTGGCAGGAAGTCGACGTAGAGAACCACCCGCGCGTCGTCTCCGCGCGCGAGGTGGAGGAGGCTGCGCGCCAGGCATACGAGGACGCCCGGGGCAAGCGGGAGCGCATGGAGCGGGAGGCGGCCGAGCGGTCGGCGTCGGCGGCAGCCGAGAACGCCCAGCAGGCGGCCGATATCCGCATCGCCGCCGAGAAGACCGTCACGAAGTTCTTGGAGGATGACACCGCCCGCCGCATCCGGCTCATCAACGAGGAGGCCGACGCGGCCAAGACGGCGGCCCAGCGCTCGGGCGGCGGCCAGGATTCCCAGATCGAGGCCGAGCGCGCCCGCCGCACCGCCGAGGTCCACGACCAGGAGGCCGCCGCCTTCCAAAAGACAATCGACGACAAGAAGACCAAGCAGGACGCGGCCAACATGGCCCGCCTCGCCGACAAGCAGCGGTTCGAGGACATGGCCTTCAACGCGACCCATTCGGCCCATGCGCGCGAGCTGCGCGAACTGGACCAGTGGCACGCCGCCCAGCAGGCCAAATACGCCGGCGACGCCGAGATGCTCGCCCATATCGATGCCGCCGCCGCCGCCAAACACAAGAAACTCACGGACCGCGACCAGGCCGACCAGGAGGCCAAGGCCCAGGACCGCGCCGCCGCACAGCGCCAGAAGGGCATGGGCATCATCGCCAAGCTGCGCGAGGGCGCACGCGCCGCCGCCGGCGGCGTCCAGGCCGTCAACACGCGATTCGGCGGACGCGGCGCCGACACACCAACGTGGGCTACGCGCCTGACCGGCGCCACCGATAAGCAGACCGCAACTCTGGCCGAGAAGCTCGGGGAACTCCCCGATGCCCTCGCCGCGAAGCTGGTCGCCCGCTTCGCCACTGCTTCCTTCAACTAAGGGCCCGAAACACTATGGGCATCGTCAACGCGACGGAGAAGATCAGCGGCCAGGACGCCACGTTCAGCCAGGCGGCCCGGAGTGGCAACACGGAATATGCGGCGACGCGCGTCTGGAGCGTCCTGCTCGACGATCCCGCCACGAACGCCTACGACGCCGTCGACTACGGCACCATCCCCAACATGGGCGCATCCCATCCGGACAACTCCAGCCTCAAGATGGTCACCAAGACGGGCCGCCGCGTCGGCCGCCTCCTGGTCGACGTGTCCTGCACCTACGCCGGTCCCGAGTCCCCGCTCTCCGAACCCTACGACCGCGGCTGGCGGATGGCGTCGAGCAGCGAGCCGATCTATTACACGTGGGACGGCGTCCCCATCGTCAACCCGCTCAAGGAGCGCTATGTCGGCGTGGTCATGCCCCACGACGACCCAGTCTACGTCGTCACCCGCAACGAGGCGAGCGACCCCGTCCAGGAGATCGCGGACCACATCAACAGTTGTAACTCGGCCACCATCACCATCGGCGGCGTTACGTGGGCCATCTACACCGCCAAACTCAAGATCACGGGCGACCGCATCGTGGACGGTGGCTCGTCCTACTGGCGTGTCGCCTACGAGACCGCCTTCCGCACCGGCCCCGCCGGCTGGCAGTGGTATCAGGAGGAGCGCGGCCACCGCTACTGGGACGGCACAACCCTCGCCGGTGGCAACAAGAACCTGGAACCGATGCCCCCGCAGCAGGCCCTCTCGGAGGACGTGCGCATCGGCGCCACAGGCCTGAAGCTCGACGACGGTGACGCTAGCGTCTACTACACGTGGGAGATATTGGAGCCCGTCAACTACAACCTGCTGGGGATTTACTAACCATGGCCGGCGATGGCAGAATACTGGGTCTCACGCCTGGCCAGCATTCCGCCGTCGGCCGCACGGTTGCCCATGTGGCGGCCATGCGGGGCGAGCCGGTCGCCGGCGGGCCGCCGTCGCGCACGCCGGGCTACCGCGACACCATTGCGTTCGACAACGCCACGGGCGGCACGATCCCCGAGGGCGGCGTCCTCTGGCTCACGGGCCCGCGCGACGGCGCGGCCGTCTGGACGATCGCGCAGCCGACCTATCCGGGCATCTCGCGCATCGCCATCTGCACCGCCGAAGTTCCCAACACCGGACGCGGCGCCGCCTGGCACT